TACTTTACTATTGCACGATGTGGTTCATGGAGCTACCAGACCCCTCTATGGAACAATCAGGGCTAATCAGTATCGTAGTCGGTGCAGGCGCAGCTTGGTTTGGACTATACGCGGGAACATCTAAAGACAAGACGTCTGGAAAATAGTTCTTGACTTATTCCTCTAACTTTAGTATAATATAGTTATGAAAAAGTTTAAAGATATTAAAAAGATAACGCCAACAAAAGACAAACCATGCAAGATGTGTGGTACTACAGAAAATGTAAAAGGTCTTTGTGGTGTTTATAAATGTTGGAAGTAGATGAATCTATTCTACTTAGACGAGGATCTAGATAAGGCAGCCCAGTATCATGTTGACAAGCATATTGTTAAGATGCCTCTTGAAGCTGCCCAGATTCTTTGTACAACAATTTGGATAGACCAGTTTCTAGGGTATGTTCCCCGAGCGCTGAATGCAGAAGAACGAGAAGTTCTTAACAAGGCTAAAGCCGAAATTAAGCATTTACCAATGGAGGAACGACCCTTCCCCTACCTACCAATGATGTATAACCATCCCTGCACTATCTGGGCAAGGGAGTCATTGGATAATCACGAGTGGGTTCATTGTTATGCTAACGCATTAAATGATGAGTACCACTATCGTTATGGCAAACTACATAAATCTGTAGAACAAGTAGTAAATAAACTACCAGACCCAGTACATTTAGAAAGAGTAGGATTTACAAAGTTCGGACTGGCAATGCCAGAGGACTTACGAGATTACGATAATCCTATACAAAGCTATAGAGATTATTACCATTTAGACAAGGCAACCTTCGCAACATGGTCTCACAGAGACAAACCACATTGGTGGAACGAAGATTATGCCGATTACGAAAAAAGGATAACTAGAACATGAATTACAAATTTAATGAAGACATAATACTAGCCCGCTTAAAGGATTACATAGATACCACATATGGACAACACTATAGTATGAATAAGATTCAATCCACAGAGTTCATATTTGATGCAGAGCAAGGCGAAGGTTTTTGTATTGGCAACATAATCAAATATGCACAGCGTTTCGGAAAGAAAGACGGCAGGAGCGAGAAAGACTTATACAAAGTTATTCATTATGCAATCATTCTTTTAGGATATCTACAAGAAGAACAAGAAAAAGACTTCATTGACTATGACGAACAAATGCAGCAGGACGCTGACTAATTTAAGGAGAACAAGTGGCAGGAATTAGAAAAAAACGAGAGGAGCAACTCTCAGAAACAAACATTAATAAAGTAATAGAGTTACTAGCGGCAGAAAAACCTATTACCAAGAAAGAAGCGTGTGGAGTACTACATATAGCATACAACACAACACGCTTAAATAAAATTATTGCAGACCATAACGAAACAATACAGTTTCGAGCAATACGAAAAGCACAAAACAAAGGTAAGGGCGTAACAGAAGCAGAGAAGAAGTCAATAGTAAAGTATTACTTAGATGGCGATAACGTATCTGACATTGCTAAACAGCTATATCGTTCCCCAGCTTTTATTAAAGCCGTAATAGAAAGAATGGGTATCCCTCAAAAGTTACCTGATACTGACTATGAGGCAATTAGAAATGCATTACTCCCTGAGCAGTGTATATCTGAAGAATTTAAGGCAGGAGAGAGGGTTTGGTCTGTAAGAGGTAATTGTCCTGCAATCATTCGAAAAGAATGTGTAGATCACCCAACAAATTACGAAGAAAAGTATGGAAGCAAAGGCTACCATATTATTGAAATAGAAATGGCAGAGTGTGAATCGCCATACTTCGGTCTTGTTAGAAATGGTGGAAGAAATTCCTTCCGTCTAGCATACGATCTGGGAAGTTTAAGACACTTACAAGAATATTTATGAAATACTTTCTAGCTTTTTATATAGCAGCTTGGATAATATCACTTGCAAAATTATATCATCCTTCAATCAGCCTTTTAGCAGCTATAGAAAGCAGTAGTGTTTTAGTAAGAAGGAAATTTTTAGGGTGGGTTATTGCTGCAGTAGCATTTGCAATAATGACACCTTTTCTATTTCCAGTATCGCTCTCAGACAGAGCAACAAGAGTATTTATAGTTGCATTTTGCGACAAAGCATTAGAGAAATAATATGGCATATAGTAAAGAAGTAGTAGACAGATTCGAAGGAGTGTTAAACAATCCTAAAGAATTTTCAGTAGGGAGATTTGATCCAAAAGACCCTGATGTAGCAACAGGAATGATAGGAGCACCCGCGTGTGGAGATGTTATGAAGCTACAGTTACGAATTGACCCACTTACAGACAAAATAAAGAGTGTTAAGTTCAAAACTTATGGATGTGGTAGTGCAATAGCCTCCTCATCTTTATTTGTAGATATGCTAACAGGAAAGACGATTGAAGAAGCAAAGCTGATAAAAGATAGAGATATAGCAGCAGCTTTAAATCTTCCACCTATTAAACTACACTGCTCTGTTTTAGCAGAGGGAAGTATTCGATCAGCAATCGAAGATTGGGAGACAAAAAATGCTTGAATTTATATTTACACTGCCCACAACATTAGGACTGTTTTTACTTAACCTCGGTATTTGGGCTGCAGTTATGTATTACGGTGTTGAGTGGGTAAAAGACACACTAAAAGACAAAGGATATTTATGAGTTATTTATTAAAAGCCTTAATCGCTAGATTACAGGGAGAAGTAGAAGTTGCAAAAGCAAATGTGCAAGTGTACATTAAAAATTCCGCAGGGATTGGAGAGCATGCAGGCATAGTTGAAGCTATCGAAACCGAGATAGAGAAAATCGCAAAGGCAGAAGAAAAGATAGAAACCATACAAAAGCATTTTTCAAGATAGGAAACCCCTATAGATAACAAAAAATACTTCTTGACAGATGGTTTTATTTTCGATATAATATAGTTATATTTAAACAAGGATATACATGAGTGATAGATTTTATACGCAACAGTACGACCGAACAGGTTGGAAACCAGTATGGAACAACACATGGATCCAAAACAAAAACAGGAGAAAAAACATGGCTTGGACAGAAGAATCTAAAGCACAGGCAGTCGAAATGTATCAGGAACAAGAACCAACACCTGAAACTTCAATGGAGATTGTAAAAGACATAGCAGACGAACTTGGTGAATCACCAAATGGAGTTCGTATGATATTGACCAAAGCAGGCGTATATGTAAGAAAAACACCAGCAGCTAAAACCTCAAATGCAGGTGGTGGCGGTGGACGAGTATCAGTATCTGATGCTCAAGCAAGTCTTACTTCAGCTC